TTTGCGTCTACGATCGTCACTCGCCAGTTCTGGTCGATTGGTTTGCCGTCATCGTCCTTCGGCTTGAATGCGCAAACATCAACGTGCTCGCCCATGATCTTCAGCGCCTTGCCGGCCCCGGCAGAATCGAACTTGTATTCACCAGTTGGAACACCATCGCTGTCGGTAACCTGTTCACGCTGCATACAACGCTCGAACATTTCCTTGGCGCCCTTCAGTACATAAACTGCATCAACATCAGCTTTTTCCTGTGCTTCCTTCGCAAGTTTGGCAATTAATTCTTGAACTGCAGGTATCTGAAGAATTTCACAGGCATAAACTCTTGCCCCTTTTTTGGCGAATCCTGCGCGTTCAGCTGCCTTTTGTCCATTGAAATCAATGACATATTCATGACAAAACCGAATCCTCTTTGGCGTCATCTTCGGTTCTTTCTTAGCAGGCTTTGTCATAATTTATTTAAAATTAAAGGAGGGCGGATACACCTTCGCCAGATAAGTATACCCGCCCTGGAGGAAACGCTGTTTTAGCTTACGCCGCTCTGCTTTGACGCAGTGTGATGGCGGCTCGAGCTGGAACCAGGTGGTTTGTTCTTGCTGGAAAATTCCAGATTAGGCGACTTCGAAGTCTCTGGATTGTTACCAGGACTGGCCGGGTTATGGCTTTTCATGCCGCCTTTCTTGCTATTTGGTTCGTGACCTTTGGTCATTTTCATGATTGTAAACTCCTAAATTATGCGCATAAAAAAAGCCCGGGTAGCGAACCAGGGCTTTGTTTTGGGGGATTGAATAACAATCTACATAATCGATACTAAATCATGTGATGTTTTTTTGTCAATCAATTTTTGCAACTTGGTCGATCTGATAACCCATCCAAGCAGCATATCCGATGTTTCGATGCTCTGGAACCTCGTCACCAGGCTGTATTAGCAATATACATTCACGGTTGAAAGGGCGACCTTCAGCATCAAAGCAGGCGAGATTCACGCTTCTATCACTTAAAACAGCCGCCACAAGACCAATAACAGGATCTTTACCGTTGCACATCACCCTTTCATTGATCCCAGGATAATAATGCACCACGCGGCCTACGGTCGGTTTGATGACGATAGGTGGAGCTTCTTGCTGATCTTCGTGTTCATTTTCATTTACTTCTGGCATTTCTCGTTTCCTCTGTTGTGGTTAATCTATTTCAGGATTCATCTGGTTAATTATGCAGGCTTTGCCAATGTCAACAATTGCATTGATCTCAGCAAGTTTGTCAGTGGTTGCTGAAATGTACAGATCACCATCGTCTGTAATACCAATAATCACGACATCGTTGAACTCAACATCCCTGGCCGCATCGAACAAAACGCTGGCTTCGACGCGGCCAAAAGGGAATAGTTTGACGTTGCTCATCGCCTGGATTCTTTGAAATCCTTCTTCAGCCGCTTGTATTCCTTCCTCGTGACTGATTCTTTCTGGCCAACCGTATTATCTTCGGCCATTCGTCGCAGTTGCTTTGCTCGTCTGCCGTTCATTTATCCTCCAGGTTTAATTGCTTGAATACGATGGTTCTCATATCAGCCAAGTGATCTTGTGTTGATTTGAGCATGCCTGTACTACCGGAACCTTCGGACGGCCTTAATCCACAGCGCCAGAGCTCATCGATTAGCTGTTGGCCCTGCTCGATATCGATCCTGATAAACGGAACCGTATGAAGGGCGCCATCCTCGATCTCTTCCATGACCATGGCTTGCGCTACATGGGTCTTATGGCCTTCATATACCTGCCTTGCATACAGGCTAATGCCAAGATCCCATTCTTCGCGCCTTGCCATGAACTCAAGTGGATGTATGTCGCCTTTCATATTTTTGCCCTTTTCTGGCGAAAGTATTCAGAAATGATCCCGCCCGGGTTGCTGTGATCGGCCCTGTGCTTGCTGCAGGCTTTGGCGATCTTGCTTTTGCCATGCCCGCCTCCGAACGCACCTTTCGTTGGTCCAAAGTTACTTACCTTGGTTGCAGTTGCCGCTGTTTTCTTCAATAGGTCGTCTAAAAAGCTCATGTTTCCTCCAATGATGAATAGTAGTTGTTCGGTATAAATCGCTCCAAGTCATGCTCTAAAGCCCATTCTTTCAGCTTCCAGGGCGGTACCTGCTTCCAGCTGTCATAGCCAAGCTTGGCTTTCAGGGTTTCCCAGCACCACTGCTGCAGGTATTCGATTCGCTTCTTATCCCACCAGTCGCGGCCACCAACGGCGGAGTATCCATGATCAGTTTGAGCTTGGTGTCGTTTGTAGCATAGGGGAATTGCGCTGTATGGAGGCTTTATGCCTGTACCAGAGCCATTGGCTACGCGTCGATTATGCGCAGCAATTACTGGATTACCATCGGCAAGGCATTGTTTTCCGTCCCATGCGCACGGCTGCTTCCTGATCCACGCCAGAAACTCATCATCCGTTCCAACAGCACGCCACACTTCAGGCCTGCGGAAGAAATCAGACTGACGGAGCTCGCGGGCCTGCTGGCCGTAGTCATGAAGCCTTGGATCACTGATTATCTGACCTATGGCTACTGGCTCGCTATCACCGTACATTCGTGCCCTCACGGTATCAACAGCTTTTCCGCTGGTATGTGTGATATCACCTGGCCATGATTCATCTTGCTCTGGTAACTGCTTGAGGTCCAACGGCGCAATGGCCACGTCCATATCAATATCCGGGAACAGTTTATGAAACTGCGCTTTGTGCCGCGGCTCGATGTCGATTTGAATCCTGAGCGTACCATCAACTAGCTCTTTGACGGCCTTGCGCGTGCCAGCGATGGCGAGATTATCACTCATCTTCTGCTGGCTCATCGCCCAGTGGATAGCCGGTAATTCTTGCTTCGTCAAATGTCATCCCGCTAGGGAATCCCCCATCAAAAGAAAAAGTAAGTTCTTCTGTACCGCCTTCAATTACCAGACCAGGTATCTCGGTCCAGTCTGGAGTAATCGCCGGGATAAGTTCGCCTTCCGAGATAGTGATTGTTGTCGGTGGATTATCTTTGGTTTCGTATTCAATCACTGCCGTTCCACTCGCAAGCATTTCCATTGATGTCGGAAACTTCGTTATCCTGGCGCCCGCTGGTATTAAGCACAAGATTGCGGCCTCATCCGGCTTGACAGCAAGCTTGCGTGAAATAAGTTCTATCTGCTCTTTGTTCAGAATGATTGTGGTAATGGCCATTAGCTACCCGTATATACCGTGTTATATCCGCTAGTCGTGTATCCGCTAAATATTGTATTCTTGCGTTTTTCAACATCACAGTCGTAATCTTTCAGCATGCCCTGCACAATGCTAATGATCTCAATCTCTTGCTCAAGCTTGGTTTTCTGAAGCCCGCAATCCTCAATAAGCTGATTGATCACACCATCGAACACATTGCCATCGTCTTTACCATGATAGTGGATACGCTTCTTGATCTTTAAACAGTTCTCGATCGATGCCTCTGTTTTTTTGAGATCAAGTAAAGCCTGATCTATTCCATTACCCAGGGTCATTTTCATTACCTTGACCATATCCTCATCGGGCTTTGCCTGAAGAATGAATTGATTAAACATCAGCGCCAATCGCTCACGCGCAATTGTTTCGACTGTTCTGATCGGAATCGTTGTGTCCTCGCCGCGGTCGTACCTGGCACGCTTGTCTGGATCGATCAACGTCCTGTAGGCCAAGCTCACGGCCTGGAACTCATCGACGCCGCCACCCTTGTCCGGATGCACAGACTGCGCAATTTTGCGATAAGCGTCGCGGATCTCTGCATCTGATGCTGCTCGATCGATGCCGAGTATTTCGTAGTAATCTTTCAAGCCACCCACCCCCTCAACTTCAATTCCGGCCAGAGCTCATGCTCTGCCTGGTCCAGCCAACTGTAAACAATACCTTTGGCTTCGTGCCTGAGTATTCGCCATGAATCTGACTTACTGAATTGCTCTCTTGATATTCCGACACCACGCGCCATGCGCTTGATTGGATATCGCTTGCCATAAAGCTCTACGCTGCGCGCTGCCTTGATCGTACTCACACCCAGGGCAATCAACTGGTATTGCTTCTTTTTCCTTGCGGCATCGATGCTGTTGATCCTGGTCGCCACCTCTTCACCAAGCAGCAAGTCACGATCCCGGTCCCGGCCAGCGTACACGGCTTTCATCGCGATGCCCTTCCATGGTAAGCAGGCCTGCGTCAAAGAACTGATCGTCATAGCAATATCAATTGCCTCCTGGCGTGTGATATCTCCGGATCCCGGCTTACTCAACAAAGCTCCGAGCGTTGTTTTCATCGTCGTCAATGTCGCAACCTCTTCGGACCACCGGACGGCTGCGCTGACGCTGTGAAAGATGATTTCACTCATCTTGCCATTCAAGCAATAAATCAGCTGATTCACCCTCATCATCCATTCGATGATTAAGTGGCCATGCGTACTTTACTTGATTTGAGGTACCCTCATCACCAGAGCCAATCCATACCTCAGTTTCCTCACCTGTGTACGCATTGTTCTCAGGCCAGTCTTTGACTAGATCCTTGAGCTCGCGCACCGTCATTCCATTAACAAAGCCTACTGGTATAAGTTTTCTGGTCATTTTCCCCTCGGCCTTCATTGCGCTTTCCCACGCTCCATCATCGTTCACTCTGTTTCAGCCTCAATTATTTTTTTGAGCTTTATGACGCATTTAATCATCGTATCGCTAACGACACTGTGTTCAGGCGTTTCAAGATAAACGGTCGCACCATCTTTGTACAAAATGATGTGCTCCTGCGCCATGATCCACTTGATTGCTTCGAGGTCGTTCATTTCATGTCAAACTCCCCGCCACCAGGTAAAAGCATTTCCATGTCTTGATCAAGCTTGAGATATGTTTCAAATAGAAAGATTGCCCTTTCCCATCCTTTTACAACAAATGCTGCATAATCTCTATCACGCATCTTCGTACGCCATTCACGCTGTTTATCAGATACAGATGGATAATAGCCCTTCACATCAGGCTTGAGCTCGACCCAAAGGCCGTGATAAATGCCCATGGGCACCGGCAAGAAGTAATCGTGGACGCCAGCACGGACGCCCATGCGCTTTAACCTGGCCGCTTCGCGCTTGTTGCGCTTGCCGCCGTTAGGCACATGCAGTAAGAATTCTCTGAGAATGGGATTTAGCTGCGCTCGTGACCATAGCGCAATCGACTCGCTGTCTTCGTAATGTTGGGTTTTACTGGCGATGGCTCATCCTCCCCAGGTAAGCTGGTGCTAATACTATCCGAAATAATTTGCAGTTGCCACCCTTTAGCACAATGATATCTGCATAATCGCATGCAGAGGCGCGAGCACTAATTCAGGATGGCTTGATTCCAGGACGCTGCGTTTCCCGCCCTGCCCTGTATCGCGCCGTTATTTCTTATTCATACCCTCAATAGTTATTCATGCCTGAATCCGGTTTATCTGCATCAACCGGATCAGGACTACGCGTTTGACAGATTTTCCACAGGTGCGTTACCCCTTTAATTCATACCCTTATTTCTTATCATATGGTGGTAGTTTACAGATTTCCTTAATATCATCAGAATGCACCCAGCCTTGGTGATGTCTTTCAAATAACTCCCTACCTATCTGCTGTCTAATTTGTTTGGCAAGTTCTTCGCCAATATTCGCATAGCCTGATACATCAATATCTTCTATCTTATCCATCACTCCATACCCTCAATAGCTGCTATTAAATCATCAACAAGGATTAGCTTTCTTTTCTCACGACCATCTATATTAAGCACGAATCCACTTTTAAGAGACTTAACCACCTCAATCACCCCTTCCCGGTCATACAGGCGGACAATCTGGATGATGTTTTCACTAATAGCTAGCTTCATTGCTGGTCCAGTTTCTTCGTCTGGAAGTCTTTCAGCTATCTGCTCTATCAATTCACTCATTAGGTGGCTCCGGTAGTGGCATATTAAGATAGTAAGCAACAGAATCGTCAGGTTTACGACAGTCGTTCGCGCCTATAAACTCAAAATATCCTTTACTATGTGGTTGTGGTGGTACATATTCTGCTGGCCATGATTCATCGAGGCAACAATCTTTATCCATAACAATGTACCACCCAGCTGCGTTTGGTAGCTCACTCACAGGTATCCACTGAGGCTGACAGAGGGCGATGATCCGTTTTATTAAACTATCATCTTCTTCATTATGGAAATAATCCAGCCCCCATATCTCAGTACCTATCTGCTCTATCAATTCACTCACTTGCAATAACCTCAATCAACGCATCGTGAATATCAGGATCACCAACAAACAATATTATTAATATCGTTAAGCATATTAAGAACACTGCGGCTACTAAATTATCGTTCATATTCCAATCCTCCGGATAGCTTCCCACCTGGTAAAGCCGTGCGACATAATAGCCCGCACAGCCATTTGATTAATCTCATCCTTAGCGCGTTGTACTGAAGCATCGAGCTTATTCATAACGCGAATGGTCGCGCCAGCCCATGCTGCTGGATTACTCTTAAACTTCATTGTATCCACGCTAGTCTTGTGCTGTAGCATCTTCTTAGCACGCTCATACTCAAGGCTCTTGAACTTGGCTGCTGTATCGTCTGTCAGTTGCCGGCCAAAGTCTTGCAATGTGTCTGCGTTCGCACCAGCAGCCCTCATATGATCACGCAAGCCAGTTGTTTGTTGTCGGATCCACGGATGATCACCTGGTACATCCTTTGGGTTTACTGGCTGACCATCTTCAGTGCAATCGATGAATCCCTTGCGCACAGCAAGCAAAGCGGTCCATGGAAACACGCGACCATTAGCCAGGTTAAGCAACCACAAAACACCTGGACCGCTCAATCCTTTGCTTTTGTTAAGATTTGTTAAGTCTTTGCTCATGTTTGCATAAACCCCGGAACATGATCACGAAGATTGCCAACGTACTCATACTCTTCATCATCGCGCAGCAATGTAAGCTCAGCAGTATCATTAACCTTGAGGCCTGGCTCCTGATGATAGTGAAACATCCACATCCACTTATGCAGCAGGCCATACTTGGTCCTTGATCGTGTTTCGAGAATCATCATCAGGTAATTACACCGCGGCCAATAAAACAGATCACCGGCCTTGATTGTTTTGGCGAGCTGTCGCACTGCTACGTGTTCTTTGTTGACTTGAATTATTAAATCGCTCTCAGCAGCTTCATCGGCCAACATCTTGAGCGTCACTTGCTCTGGCGTTACACGAACTGAATCAATCAAACTATCGATGTTACTAATCACTTTTTCCCCTCCACAGGTAAATAACTTTCACAGTACCGCAGCCCTTTGATCACTGACAAGACATCCTCGTTCGCTTCACACAGGCGCGCCCCTGACCTTGTATGCCGCAGCATGTATTCGCATGTGCTGCAGGACTGTTTCTTGATCTGACTCTCAGCGTACTGTTCAGCTGGCGTAAGGCGCTCAGAGTCGTACGGTAGACTGCCTTTACTCAAGCATCACTCCAACGATAATACCAAGCACGAACATGAATATTAGCCTTACAAATTCAGCGACGTTCATATCGTCCCCGGAAGCATTAATATTAAATCAATTATAAAAAGCAGTAATACTATTTTGTACATCACATAAGCCGATTATTTTTATCATTGATAGCATCCTCAATTTCTTTATTAAGCTGAAGATTCAACCACTGAAGATACTCAGACGTGCATTCTAAAAACTTTTTGGCATGACGATGATCGCTTGGTATTAACCATAACTGGAGTTTGATTAATAATTCAACCAGGTACATTCTAAATTCTAACCATAGAAGTTTCATCATGTTACCCTCTCCCAAATATTATCTAAAATCTCACGCTGGCGTTCTGACAACATGATGTGTTTGTCTGTCATATCCAGGCATGTTGACATAAAGCCGCGCTCCCAATCAGACAGTTTGCCTTCACGCTCGAAGCAGTCGTTAATCATGGCGATGCATTCTTCTTCGTCGTAAGGATTCATTCCAGCATCAACACATCACGGACCCACACGCGCAGATCCTCGAGATGGAAAGACAGCTGACTATCGTCAACCTTTTCGCTCAACTGCTTAAGGATGTACATCTTGACCTTAGCATCCTCAAGTTTCGGAATATTAACCACCGGCATATTGAGTTTTGTGATCGCAGCATCAATAGCTGGATCAATTTCGGTTATTTCTGGTTTTTTATTATCTTCTGGCATTTCTGTTTCCTCGCATAGTTTATCTACGGCTTCCCGCATGTTTTTGTTTAACTCGTCCTGGGCCTTCCTGACTTCAGGCTTTGATACTGCTGATTGGCTAAATACACTCTCACACTGAAGATGCTTTAATAAATCAGTTTCGCTTTCCGTTGCCTTTTCCTCGATTTCAGATTTAGGTGTTATTTTGATCTTTTTCTGATGACTGGGCGACCGCTTGGCCTTGATCTGCTTTTTAGTTGGTCCCACGGTCTTGAATACTTTCCTCGATTGATAAAAGCCATTACCAAACTTGATCACATGGCCGGTATCGACCAGCTCTCGCAGGCCTGGATAGATCGAATCTTTGCTCAATCCCAGTGATTTGGCGATAGTTTCAGGTCTCACTGGCAGTGTGCACTGCTTCAGCATGGTGTTAATCCGGTTTGTGAATACTGAATTCATCCTGTTTTAGTGATCCCCGCGGTTGATTGTCTTTGCATCGTCAATGATGTTTCGCAAATTATCCAGATTTTCCATGGCCTTTTCTTTGGAAACTCGCTGAGGCAGCTTTTTCTGTCGTTCATCGGCCAGGATGCCTGCAACCCCCGGAGGTGGAGGCCGACAGGCTTTCTCGAATTCAAATACGTTTGGCGGCCAATCTTCGTTCCAGTTCTCGAGGCCGCGCTT